CCGGCGACGTATCGCGACGATGTAACATGCAAAACGTGCGGACTATGCCAAAAACAATCAAGAAAAGTGATTGTCGGGTTTCCGGCGCATGGTAACAGCAAGAAAAAGGCTAGCGCCGTCGCCGAATAAACGCGTCACAAGCGCGATTTATCGCCATTGCCGGGGCCTGGGTACAGGTTGCCCGGCTTTGGCCGTTAGAGGGCGATTATGCCCACATGAAAGGATACGAAATGAAAACGCCACAAGTGACGCCGCCATGGGCGACGGGTATCTATATCGGAAACGGTGTAGTTGCGACACCGTCGCCGCAATTTAAAAAAGGCGATAGAGTCAAAATCTATGTTGCAAAATCTAAAAAGCCCGAAATGCGGGTTTTAGCAGATAAAATCGGCGACGAATTAGACGGAGTTGTTTTATTCCAGACTGGGAATATTGTTTCATGCGACACCGTACATGGCCAAATAAACCCGCGCACTCAGGACATTGAATTGATTATGCAATGACGCCCGATGAATTGAAAAGCATTCGCCGCGCCCTAGGCTTATCGGTTTACGGCTTGGCGGACGTGCTATCCGAACCTGGCCATAAACCTGTAAACCCGCGAACAGTGCGCCGGTGGGAAGACGGAACCCAGGATATACAAAGCCCGGTCGCCGTCGCTTTGCGCCTAATTTTGGCTGAGAAAAACCGTCAAAATTGATCGAATTGGGGCTAGTGGGCTAATCGCGGTTCACTAGTTTCATCGGCTGGCGTTTCGTTTTCCCACCCTATGATCATGGGACCGCTATGCTTGACTTCGCTTTTCTGAATCGGCTGGAAATCTTTAAGCAGTTTTTCGGCTTCCCAGCGACTATGCGCCAAGCATTCTTTCGCCCTCAAAATGTCGTCACGGCTAATCGCCGCTTCAAGCGCCAGCTTGTCGGCTTCCAGGCGGGCAAGTATACCGTCGCGCCTAGCCTCATTCACCATTTCGCGCAGTTCTGGATCCTTGCGCTTCCAGATTCGGACGTTCGTCGGATGTACATCCAGTTCCGCGCACAATTCATTTTCGTACCGGCCAGCCTCAAGGCCTAGCAGCAGGGCATCGATCAATTTCTGACTGCGTTTGGTTGGTCGGCCCATCGCCTGGCACCTCGTAAAACGGGACGCGGCCGGGTTTTACGCCGGCCGCTAAGAGTCTCAAAACAAGTTTAGGCGGGACAATCCCACCGTGTCGAACTGTACCCAATCAGAATCGGCCTGTAAACTAGGGCATTTCGTTGATAACTACATTTTGTAGTAGTTTTTTAGTCCATCTAGCACCAAACGTAGTGTTTCGATGGACGATTTGCCGTTCCGCCAGGTGCTAATCGGGTTGGAATTGCCCAGGCAATGTTCGGCTAAATCGGCCAATGGGTAGCCTATGTGGCGCATCGCCTGGCGGACTTCCGCCTTGGCCCGCTGGACGCTCTCCAGCATTTCGATGTCCGGCGTCGCCGGTATGTGGCCAAATCGCACCGTGGCGTAAACCTCCGCCAGCATGGCCTTGCGGAATATTTCGGCAAATCGCTGACCGGCTGCATATTGAGCCGCATCAATCAGTTCACGCTTTCGCAAGGTTTCGATGGGATCGACGGTAGTGTTACGCGCCCGCTTGACGCCAGCGACCATGGTTTCTTCCAACACAAACACCCCGTGTTGCTTGGCTTCCGCCGTTCCAAGGTCGCTATGTGGCGCTTTCAGTTTGCGCTTACGCCGAACCATTAAAACGGTATATCGTCGTCGAGTTCGTCGGCCATATTATCGGGCTTGTTCGGCGGTAATGGGCTTGTCGCTAGGTCTTTCGTCACCTTCCAAGCCTTCACGTCAGTGTACCATCGGGCGTTATATTCACGGCTCTCTAGGTCAAATGACACATCTGCAAAATCGCCTTCTCGCATCGACCATTCATCGATCTTGTCACCCCATGCAATGAAGCAAACTTTCTTGGGATACTGGCCGTCGGTTTCCAAAACATATTCCTGTTTGCGCCACGGCCCCTTGGCCGATTCGCCAGACTGTTCTTCCATCACCTGGATGATTGTGCCCTTGATATTCATGCTTTAAATCCTCTCGCAGCTTGGTTGATTACGGTTCGTGTTCGGTTAGGCGTCAGCTTCTTTTCCAGCGCATCGCGCATTTTTGCCCGCCGGTTACGCCAATCGATTTCCTCTTTCAATTCATGCCAGGAAGGCCACCACATGGACTGATCCGGCCACTTGCTAAGAACCTCATGCACGATGTCGGCTGGGTACTGTTCCAGGCGTGAGCCGTAGGCCTCAACGGCTAGATCCAACGTGATCTGGTCATCCTTTTTTCTCTTGGTCAGGCTAAACACTTCAGCGATTAGCATGCCCAACGCCTTCGCTGGCATCGGCTGGCTGGCGGCGTCAATGGCTGCAATTGCGGCCGTAAGGTCATCAACGGGGCAGGGGCCGTCTACCGTGTAGGCGACGATGTTGTAATCGCCATCAACCACCGCGGCGAGCGACAAAACCACTGACGGCGGCAGCGATGCTTCCAGATTGTGTTCCGTTTCCACCACGGATTGCAATTGGCGTTGGATTAATTGCTGTGTCATCGTCAAGCCACCTTTCCTGGTTCAACCATGTGCTAGGGTAGGGGATGTAATTTTTGTCCTGACCGCTTGCCGCCGCGATGAATCGATCACGGCCCTGGCAGAGGGTTTCAAAATCGGTTTTTTTAAGGGCAGCTTTGAACGCTTTTCGTGCGCCACCTTTGCCAACTTTTCGGGGCCAAGGCTCATACCAAACCTCGAACAAATCGTCAGATTTGGGCGAAGGAGTTACGCTAGTAACTCCTATAGGTGTAGGTATAGGTATAGGGGCATTGCGTTCGCATACCTGTTTTTCCTTTTGCCACCGTGACTTAGCGGAAACGCTATTCTTTTTCGCTTTTTTCTTAACATACTCATATTCGTCTTTTAATCGCTTTTGTGTGATGTGATTTCCGCTGGTGGTGAAGAACTCATCCAGCAGATTTTTGACCAGGTTTTCCATCTGATCATCGGTGGCCCGCAAGCGCCTTTTTACCCACGTCAAATCGTTCGGAATTTTGCAGTCTGGTGACCGCCAGATCGTCATCAGCAACATCAGATATAGACCATGTTCTTCATGGGTTAGGTGCAGCGTGTCGGCCATATAGGCATCGGTCCAAAGGGGTAGGTGAGGAAACTTAGCCATTGTTTAGTTCCCCTTGCGGCACGAAGTAGGCCGGGCGCCCACCTACTGGATCGCGCCACCATTTGTCCTGTTTGCCTTCCGCGCCAAGGATATTGCCGCGCACCTCGTATCGGCCATTTGACCCCGTCAGTAGCCAAAACACCCGGTCATCAGGGTCATCAGGGTGTAAGATCAAACGATTGTCCGCGCCGGCAGTTGTGCGAACGTCACAGTCACCAACGTCTGGGCCGCGAATAACGCCTGTACCGCCAACGTAAACGTCCAGGTGCTTAGCCAGAGCCATTTCGCCCAACGCGCCTTCAATATCCATTTGCCAGCCGTTGTTTGCAGAAGCGCCATAGCGATGCTTGCGACCAGCCTTAAGATTCTGAACGTGGCGCATCACGCCAAGCATAGCGCCTTGCAATATTTCTGAGTATGACAACCTAACTTCTGTCATCTAACAATGCTCATCGTCGGCCTCTCCCGTTCCCCGGCACTCATCGCACTCGACCTCGCGTTCCTCCCAGAACGGCTCGCGAAACCGGGCATAGTTGAGCGACATCAACGCCATTACTTCTGTGATCACCACGCCGTCACCGTTGCATTCGGGGCAGATCATGCCCGCGCCGCCTGGTATTCCATTTCCGCCAGCCGGGCGCACCGTGGACAAGCATCGGCGCCGCCCAGGACGACAGTTTCTTGCACGTAGTAGTTCTCAACCACGCCACGGCTTTGCATAGATCGCGTAGATTCCACGGTTCTTGTATGGATAGGCCGCACGATTTCACCCCTGCCCTTGCAAATGTGACACACTAGAGAACCTCTTGGATCTTGACGCCAGGGTACAGGGCTTCGACTAACTTCTTTTTGAGCCGATACACGGGTGTTTTCATGCCCTTAACGTCTTCAACAACGGACCCGTTGGCGTTGAAATAACGAAAGTCAGCCTTGTAAGTGCAGATCTTGTGGCCGTTCACCACGCAATCATATTTTGGCTGAAGTTCCAGGCGCGAAATTTCGCCAGCACGTTCCAGCAAGACAAGTTCCATGTACCGTGCGGCCTCGCGCTTGCTATCAAACGTGATGCCATCGACTTCCGTTTTGACGGCCCTGTATTTGTTTTTAAACACCATCTTGATCCGCCGGCATGTGACCCTGCAAGTCCACCACGTTGCCCTTCTCCGCGCTAAATTGGGCATCCAGGGCACGTTCTATGATCATGGTCATGGTCATACCCCGGCGCTCCGACTCTTCCCGCAAGATGTCCATCAGGTCGGCCCGCAATCGGATATAGAAAGGGGTCTTAGTTTTCATGCGTCAAACTTTTTTAATTTAAAACTTGACACCCTTATAGCATGTCCGTATATACCCGTATAGGCATTGCGTTTTGATAACATTGGGTTGTCAGAACATTTACAGAGAGGAATAGGAAATTGACAAACGCAATTACGATTGAGCAGACTTGGAAACTGAACCCAGGTAAAGATGATTGGAATCATCTTGGTTATAAAACGATCACCGTCCACACGATATATTTGTCGCGAGTGCGGGTGCGGCCAGATTACATGGCTGACAATCGGCGTATGCGGTGGGCAACTGTCATCAAAATTCTCTTTAATTTAGGCAGAGAGGAATACCACTGGAAAGGTAAATCTTTGGCAGAGCGGTGGGAAATTATTAGCGGCATAGAAAAACGCTGGTTTCCGCAAGTATGGCCCCGTCCGAAAATTCATGTTTACGAATATGCGGGCATTGCAACGTGCGATGGTGAATTGGACACGTTTTTTGATTGGGATGATTTCCAAGAACTGCTGGCATACGACGTGTATTCGTTAGTGAAGTCCAAGACCACCAAGAAAAAAGCAGCGTAGGGGAGAAGGGTGATGCGATTTTACCAAGTGCAAGATATAGCCCAACAAGAGGGCGTTCACGAATCGGCAGAGTGGTTTACGACACGCCGCGAAGCGGAGAAACGGGCGCGGGAAATAGACCGTGAAGATGGCACGGCTTTTGTGAGGACATTCGACATTCCAACAACAAAGAAAGCGTTGCTGGCGTGGCTCAATCATTACGGCAATCCAACAGGCATGGGTTTTAATTAAGGGGGGAATGATGACAGAAGAACTAAAAGGCTCAACGACGCTTGCCGATGGCGGCGTCTATGAGTACGGCGGCGGTACGGATGACCCGATGGTATTGTACTTTCGGGTGTCCACTGCGAAGCAGGGCGCCGACGGCCTGGGTATCGATGCACAAAAACAGATGTGCATCAACTACCTCAATGGCGGCAAATGGAAAGTCATAGGCGAATTTATTGAGGTGGAATCCGGCGGCAAATCGGAGAAGGAAAGGAAGCAACTGGATGCCGCGCTGGCGCTATGTCAAAAGCACGGCGCCACGCTCCTGGTGGCGAAGCTGGACAGGCTAAGCCGCTCAGTGGCGTTCGTGTCCAGGCTCATGGAATCGGGCATCAAGTTCGTATGCGCCGACCAGCCCCACGTATCTGACCTCACCATCCACATCATCGTGGCCATGGCTCAATATGAGCGTGAGCAAATCAGTGATCGGGTCAAAAAAACCCGCGCCGAAATGAAGCGCATCATCGCGGAAGACGGGTTCTATGCCACCAAGTCGTCTAATCGCCAGAAGAAACTTACCAAGCTAGGATCCGACAATTGGGATCAGGTCCAGAAGGAAGGGCAAAAGGTCAAGCAGACCAGGGCCGACGCCTATGCGCTCAGCGTATGGCCTGAAATCGTGCAGTGCCGCCAGCTTGGTATGACTACCATGCGGCTAATCGCGAAAGAACTGACCAGGCGTGGCGTTCAGACCCGCGCACGGCAGCGACAGATCGACAAGGACAAGGCCGTGTTTGGCAAGCCCGGGTATGGGGAGGGGGAATGGCACTGGCACCCGCAACAGGTGAAAGCCATCATTGATCGTGTCGAAGGTGATAAATAGTTGACATTTAAAATTGTTGATATAAATCACCAAAAAAACTTGATAGAAACGTAGTAGAGCAGTTACAGATGGGAACTAAATTTAACAAAAGGCTTGAGCAGTATGACCAAAACCATCCGAAATCACGGCGTGAATTACGTTCTGTTGTGCGGAAACTTGGCGATGGTCATGCGCGATTGCTTGTCCCAATGCTGCACCCCGATCACATTCGGTTTGCGGCCATTGTCTTTGAAGACCTTGCCAAAATATTCGATGAAATTGCTGGCAAGCGTACTACCAACATCCAAAAAGTGCTAACCGCGAAGGCTGTTTTGAAGAAAGCAAACGATGACCTGGAGAACTATGCCCGTGACGATATGTCGTATGTGTACGGTCTAAGGTCGTTATTCCATGACAGACGCGAAACCTAATTAGATTGGCAGAGGAGAAGAACTATGTATCAACCAAGGCCGCATAATATGTACTCTGATAAGAGTAGACTTTTCATCAACACTTTGAAAATGCTGGGCGGTGTCACGTTATTCGCGGCACTAATGGTAGGCGTTTATGCCTGGACGATTATGGGCGCCGCGATGTTGGGGGTTCTGTAATGAACCTCTTCCAATACGCGGACTATACCGCATTGCAGGGGGATTTGAAAGTGGCTCAATCCCGCTGCCAAACACGTCGCATCAATCACATCCACAACGAACTGAAGGCCGTGGTCACGGACATCCTGCGGGATGAAACGGGGGTAACGGTTCCCGTCAAGAACCAAGTGGGTTCGGCCTACGCCAGCGACATGGGGGGCACTAAATAAAATGGTAGGCAAACTGACATCAAACGTCATGTGTAGCTGTAGTATCTTGCCCTATGTCATGGGCTTATCGCCGTATAAAACCCGCAACGAACAGCTACTGGAAATGTGGGCACACAAGGAAGGCAAGGGCAAAGAGTGGGAAGGCAATGAAAGCACACACTTTGGCAATGTCCTTGAGCCAACAGTCCTCACGGAAGGGTGCAACCGCCTGGGCCTCGTTCCCGAACTTAATATAACCGAACCTGTGGTGCATCCAACACTGCCGCTGGCGGGTAGCCTAGATGGCAGGGCCGATGGCAAGAGTATGACCATACATCATGACCCGTCGAAGGGTATCTATGTAGTGGGCAATAGCCGCATTGTGTTGGATGGCATCGGCGTTCTTGAGAGCAAGGTGACGCGGAGCCGGGCAGAAGACTTCCCACCCATGTGGCGCGGCCCTGTCCAGGTGCAGGGTCAGATGATGTGCGGCGGCTATAAGTGGGCGGCACTGATCATCTTATACGGCGGCGTGGAAATGCGGATCTTCCTGTTTACCCTTCATGCCGGCACAGAGAAATCCATCAGTGAAGCATGCTTGGATTTGGATAGACGGCTAAACGCCGACGAAATCGAATACTACGATCTTGCCGATGCGGCCGATGCCGCACTTGTTTACTCGCTTGGCGACAAGGAAGAACCTATCGATCTGCCAGCCGGGTTTGACATTCTCTGCGAAGAATACTTGTTGCTGAAAGAAAAGATTAAAGAAGGCGGCGAGGCACTTGGAGTGCTAACCGCTGAAATCCAACGGAAGATGGGCAACCACACATCCGGCCTGGCCGGAAACTATCGTGTCTCTTGGCCTGTCAAAAAATATCGTGAGCAACCTGAGAAGATCGTACCGGCTAAGCCGGCGCATCAGGCGCGTCAAAAAACCATTAATGTAAAGGAAATGAAAAATGGGTGAAGTAGCTATTAAACAGAGCGGGATCCTGACGCCACGGAATATGGGCGAGGCCATGCAATTTGCGGAAACAATGGCGGCGTCTGCGTTCTGTCCGAAAGCGTTCCAGGGTAGGCCGGCAGATATTGTGGTCGCCGTCCAGTGGGCAAGTGAAGTTGGGCTGGCGCCACTAGCTGCGATGCAGAACATGGCCGTGATAAATGGGAAGCCAAGCCTGTATGGTGACGGCATGATGGCGCTGATTACCGGCCATCCAGAATACGTCAGCCATAAGGAATGGCGAGAAGGTGACGAAGCCTTTTGCACGATTGTTCGTATGCGGTTTGGCGAGAAAATTGAAACCACAAGATCTTTTTCTTTAGCCGACGCCAAACAAGCGGGGTTGACAGGCAAGGGACCGTGGCGGTCCTACCCCAAGCGCATGTTGCAGATGCGGGCGCGTGGGTTTGCGGCCAGGGATAGCTTCCCCGACGCACTCAGCGGCGTGATTATCAAGGAAGAGGCCATGGATTATCCGACAAAGCCGGATCAACCCAAAGATATTACCGATCAGGTGGTGGTTGCACCGTCAAACCCGATGGACGCGACGTTTGGGGGGGATGTTCCAGAAAGTGACCCGCCAGAATTGCCTGAGAGCAACGCTGTGGATGTTTCTGATGCTGGTGTCCCAGAAAATGCGGATGTTGCTGAGAGCGCAACAGAGGACAACACAGACGAAGGCGACGAACGCGCCTGGGAAATGAACCATGAAGACGGCATTAAGGAGTTTTCAACAGCCGATAAATGGAAGACGGCCATGTGGAAGGTATGGAAGGACATTGAAGCCGACAAGGACATGAGTTTTGAAGACCGGCGCCATGAAATCGCGGAACACAAGAAAGATCACGACGATACGATTGATCGGCTCAAAGCGGAACACCCCGACAAGGCGGAAGCGTTCGGCAATGATTACAAAAAGATCCTACGGCGCTTGTCCGCCAAGGCAAAGGAAGCACAGAAATGAGAGCGTCTTTAACACCGATGCAAATCAAGGTGTATGGTTTTATACGCCAGTACCGGGTTGAACATGGAACTGTTCCAACCAACCAAGAAATTGCCACGGGTGTGGAAACCACGTCGGCAAATGCTCATAGAATTATTAAAGGGCTAACCGCCCGTGGGTACATCATCCCAGGCCCGCCCAGGACATGGCGGTCGTACACCCTGGTCGAAGATCACGAAAACGTAAACCCGATGATGGGAGTACATTCTGCCGCCACCGACTTCGTCCGCAAGCATCGCGCATTTATGGACGCCGTTGAGAGCGGGCAAGACACAGAAGATATGGGCCATGAGGTGCAGCAAGCACTCAAAAAATTAACCGTCGAAGTGGGGGAGAACGTGTGATGAATAATCGTCAATGTATTGAGCGGGAATTGCGAAACGCAAAGCGCGTGATCACAAACCCTGACAAGTTTTCATCAAGCCTAATTAATACTGCATGGGCTGTGATTAAGTCTGCAAACCGGCAGAATATTTATTTACACCCACTGCCTTTTGTCTCAGCGTCGGACGCATATTCCTGTTCGCCGTCACAGCAATCAAGCACGGGTTGTTTGCATGAGGTGCAGACATAGTGCGACTTCACCTGTTCCAGGCGGGTTGACTGTCCACACCACGGGCAGTCGATCAGTCTGTCGGGGATCATCTAGGATAAGAACAGGTTGCGCTCAGCCACACGCCGACGTACTAGCCCCGGCAATATGCGGCCGGCTGATCGCCGCCACTTGGGAAACTCATCTGCTGCGCCTTCGTAATCCAAACGTGAAATCTTCTGGCGAAGCGTACTGCGAAAAAAGTTTCCGCTGCCTATGTTGTAGCTAAGACTGCATAAACTTGAGAACTGGTTCTCAGTTAAAGGCGCTTTGACAACTCGCGCAATTGTACCCTCAACGTGTTGCACCTCGCGTCGGAGCAAAGCTTCGCCTTCGACTTCATCAATGTCAGCGTGATCAGGGGTGACACGATCGCCATTAAGATCATATGTAGAACCCCAACCGATTGTCCATCGGGCGCCGCAATGGTAGACGCTGGATCGCCAGCCTTCAAAGCTTTTGATAATCCCCAGACCGGCCGCATTTATTCTCATGTTTGTGTTTTCCGCGCCATGGTGCGCGAGCCAAACCAGAAACTAACCACCGCCGCCCAGACGGCTTGGAACTCATCGTTCCATATCAAGCTGTATTGTTCCGTTGTCATCCAATCCATGCTTACGCACAGGGTCAACACACCAAACTCAAGCGCGAGGAGGTAGGTCAAACATGGCCGGACAGAAGCCGCTAGGTTAACTACCCACGGGCTGGCCTTCGCTTGCAAGTTGGATGAGTGTTTCAGCAGCGCCTCGCCCTCACGGATGTCGGCCTCAACGTGCAGATGTTGGAGTTTAATTTCGCCCAATGCTTTCTGCTGATCGATCTGAGCCGACATTAGCTTGAGTTCGTGGGCCTTATCGCTTTTGTCTTGAAAATAATCCATAACCTTGGGCAGGAAGCTAGTGCCAAATCCCAAAACACTACCTAGCAATGATAACATTCTAAGTCTCCTTGCCCGGCTCGCTAAAATACACGGTCGTACACAGCGCCGCCCAGTGTTTAAACGCGCCTAACTTTTGATGGTGGTCATAATATTGTTCTGTAACATCTTGCGGCGGACACGAACTGACCGGCATTGAGGTCACGTCATGGGTGCCCTCGTTTGTGATAATGAAAACAACCAAGACCAGAAGTTTCATGCGTCTGGCTTTGGATGTTTACTGTTATGGATGTGCATTAGGTGATCAGTCATCTGGCGAAGCACTTTTAACTCAGCTTGCACCGTTGCCATTTCACGGTTCTGATCGCGCAGCGCCGACACGCTGTTGATTTCTTTGAGGACATCAATTTGGCTATTGAAAACCGCTCGTTGACTTTCTGCATCATCAAGGCGGGCATCAAAGTCTGATTTAAATTTGTCGAAGTTTTTGTGAAAGATTTCCAAGTCTTCCATGACGCGCGCCAGGTTGCTCTTCACAACAGCATAGCCACCTACGACGGTGGCCAACAGCAAAACCCCTTGGATTGCATGGGTGGCTGTTAGTTCCATATTACCTCACCGCCGGTCCATAAGTTGCCGCCCACCATAAAAACCAGGCAATGCCGCCAGCGACGACTGCAACTGCCAAGCCCTTGGCAACTTCAATCAAGATTGCTTTTCGTTTTTCTGCGCGTTCTTCTGCGTCAATCTTATCTTGCTTTTCGCGTTCCTTTTTCTCAGCAACACGCTTTTCTCTTTCAGCTAAGATTTGATCCCAAGTGCTTTTTTCGCCAGGCTTGGACGGCCACTTGCGATTGATTTCATCGCGAAGGTCGGATAATTGAATTTCTAACTGACGAGCCTCGATTACCGATGCTGCTGCCGCGCTAATACTGTCGTCAGCGCCATCGTCCTTGGCGCGTTTCTGAAGAATACTTTTGTTTTTCTCGCCAATGCTGTTGCCAGGTTTATGGTTCTTATTCTTTTCGTGATCGTCTTGCGCCTGGAAGACGCCGTCCAACCCGTGAACAATTTCCTGCACTCCACGGGCAGATTTAACTAACGTCTTCGTGGCGGCTACAGCAGCAGCAATTGTGAGAGGATCCAAACCATCACCTCGCTCTTGCCTGTGCCACACCTGAGCCACCGAAGGGGCGAATACCCCACGCCCACACCAACATAGGATCATCAGCGTCCTTACCAAAAGCCGAACCAGCACTAGGACGCATTTTGTATCCGTTGGCAGTTACATCTCCAATCGTGATGCCACTATAACCTTTTTCTCCATTGCCCCAGTTATAACGAATATCGGTAGGATTGCCCGTGCCGTTGCTGGTGTAACTTGGAAATGTTGCAAAGAAATCGTTGGAATTGGAGGAGTCGATGTTCCTCCATGCGACTAGTGACGCCGATCCATTAAGATGCACATAAGGACCATCAGTCGTCGAACCGTTATGGTCATACCCGGTAAACGCGCTGAACCCTTCGATTTGCTCCCACACAATGACCCGATAGGTGCCAGTTGCGAAGCTACTATTTAATGTGACGTTGGTTCCATCGACCGTCACAAGTTCGCTGGTTGTCGCTTCTTGTACGTTAAAGCGGATGTTGGCCGAAGACATATTTGGGTGTGATACATACCAATCGCCCGTACTATCTGACCTTTTCGCAACAGCTGTTTTTGCGCCACTCCCTAGACTATGGGCTTGGTTTGTCGCCGAGCCGTTACTATGGCTAATTTCTGCCGTGTAACACCCGTAAGTTGCACCTACGCGCCAAGACCATGCAGAGTAGTTCACGCCTGACGCTAGGGTTGCCTCTGAACCTGCGGCGGCGTTTGTATTGAAGTGCATTGAATTTCCGCTGTCGTCAGAAAACCGAACGTCATAGTCTTCGTTGTTTGTATCCTCACGCTTAAATACGTCAATAAAGCTTCCCCACCCTGCACGTGCGTTGGCTAGGCTGGCCTCAATGGTATCCCCGTCCTCCAATGTGATTAGCGCAAACCCATTATCAGGGTTCTTCACCGTGGGAGCCGGAAGATTAGCGGTGTTAAGAGTTTTATATCCCGATACTCCAATACTGTTTTCAAAATTTGCAGAATTAGTAACCAAGGTACAATCTGCTGAACCACCGCTGTAAATAACAGCCATGATCTTATACGGTTGTGTAAGACCACTTATATCAACAGTAGAACCTTGCTTGCTGCCATTCACATAGATCATTAGTTCTTCAGCGTCAGAATCAACTAAGAATTGAAAAGCCTCTCCATTATTAAAAGTGATGTTACTCGCTTGATCGTCTTCACTTGCAGTCTGGTTAAAGATTCTAAGGTCATTTACGCCATCGTCCCTATAATCAAATAGGATAGTTCCAGCAGCACTTCTTGCAGCCGATGGAAGTACATTATGAGAAGCAACACCTACAGCTAACCACCCACCAAAAGGATCAGTGCCGTGTAGTTTAGTTTCCCACACCCACTTGCCTGTGGATGGTATAGCTTGCGTTGCAAATACCGCTTTCCAAGAACTAGCACTATCTTGTTCTGCTACTGTGTTCCCTAACGATAAACTTACATTGCTGTCTTTGTCGATTGGTGACCAAGTACAGTAGTTCCCAATATCATCATCAGCAGAATCAGTAGGCGTGTCGGTAACTTTCTGCGCTGCCGTCAGGCTGTTATCAGTGAAGTGATTTCCGTTGCCAGATACGTCAGTTCCAGCGCCGTTTCCTGTGCCGGGGGCTACTTTAAAATCGAGGTGAAATCCGTTAGTTCCGAAGGTTAATCCAGATGGCTTAATAGGAACCCACACGCCGTTATCGTCAAGCTCGCCAAACTTACTTGCATCAGATTCAGCCGTACCGTCCAACAATATGACTTCGGCAAGGTAGCCGCCAAAATGTTGTTGAGCGAGGTTTCCCGGTCTTGCGCCAATGGCTTGATTTTCAGTGTTATTGATTGCCGTTTCGTAGTCTTCAGCGGGGTATGATGCCGAGCTAAAAGTCTGAGACACTCCATTAACATAAATTTTTACAGTGTTTGAAGCGGTGTAACTACCTCCTTGATCGGTGTCTACCACCCAGACTACATTCATCCACGCTGTCGGATCACGATACAGTGCATTAGTTTGCACTGCACCATTTGAATCGTCATGGAACGAGGCTTTTAAATATTCAGCACCGTCATCTCCATTTCCAAACATCAATCTATCTGAAAAAGCACTGCCTCTGTCTCCTCCAAAGATATTGTTTCCAGCAGTGCCGCCAGTAGTCCCTAGATTTGATCGTTTCAGCCAACAACTAAAGGTAAAAGTCTTTCTGTTTCCAGCAGAACTTGGATCACGGACTAGATAATCTGCGCCACCATCAAGCATGATAGCGTCCTCAATGACATACCCAGATGCCGCAGAACCGAAGAGCATGGCTGGTGACCAAATCGGCATTATGCGAACGCCAACTGTGCAGCACCCAACTGAATGGACCCGCTTGCTTTTACCACATACGGTACAACGTCAACTGCGGATGCCGTTGACGAGAGTGTTAGTCCCGCACCACCCGCCGTCTCGTAATCAGTCCCTAACGCAAGAGTTCTTCCACCCCCATTATGAATAATGATAATAAACCCAGATTGACCAACAGCTTCAGTTGATGGATTGTCGAAGGTCACGTTGGCCGTGAAGGTCAAAACAAAATTCTGGTATGTTTGGAAATCCAATGTGGTATTACCAGAAATCGAAGCTGTTTGGGTTGAACCAATCGCCGCATGGCTAAAGCTGGTAACTTGATCCTCATCAATCGCGAACGCTACGTTGCTGCCAACCGTTGACCCCTGACCGAAGACAAGATCGTCCGCAGAGTCGTCCAAGCCTATGTAGAAGTCTTGAGCATTCCCATCAAAGACAAACTTTGTGTCTTCAGCGGTCCCATCCCCAACGGTGACGGCAGCGGCTGGGAACACTACGGCTTGGTTCTCATCAATTGAAATTGCCGGTGTGGTGCCAACCGTAGATCCAAGACCTATAACAAGGTCATCCGCCGAATCATCCAGCCCTATGTAGTAATCTTGAGCGTTGCCATCGAAAACGAGCTTGGTATCCGCCGCCGCGCCATCACCAATCGTAACAGCATCATCATCTATCGTCATGACACTGTTCGTTCCAACAGTAGAGCCCACGCCAACCACCAATTTGTCGGCGCTATCGTCTAAGCCCACATAGAAGTCTTTCGCATTGCCGTTATAAACAAGTTTTGTGTCTTCCGCAGTGCCGTCACCTATGGTTACCGCCGCCGCTGGAAACACCACGGCTTGGTTTTCATCTATGGATACGGCTGGCGTTGTGCCTACCGCAGACCCCAATCCTATGACGAGGTCATCTGCGGAGTCATCCAGGCCAATGTAATAGTCTTGTGCGTTGCCATCGAAAACGATCTTCGTGTCTTCCGCAGTACCGTCACCTATCCGTAGAGCATCCGACACGTAGAGACTTGCAAAGGCGTCCACAACAGCCGCGCCAGATCCTGCGCCATCGCAAAACACAACAGCCGTATGGCCGTTAGGAATGGTGATGTTCGCACCAGACCCTTGCGATATGATCACAGAGTACGGCCCACTAGAACCAGAGTCCGTCGTCGCATTGATGAAGATAAAATATGCCGTTGTCGTATTAGGTGCCACGGTGACCGTATTGTTAGCCCCAAGTGCGCCCGTAAACTTAATAACACGAAACATACCGTCTTGAAGGTTCTCGGTGCCTGCACCAGGGGATGCCTCTCGAACCGTTAACGTGTGCGTAGTGCTGGATAGTCCAACAGCCTTGAAT